AACAACTTTCTTCCATCTGAAAGACCACTGACCTTAAATTTTATTGGTTCATTAGGAGAAATAACAACTAAATCACAGAAGTTATTTGTAGTATTGGTTAATTTCTTTGTAAAATGGCATTTATTAGTTGTTACTGTACCCTCAAACCTATTAGCAATTATACTTATATTAGAGAAATTATATTTCCCAATACCTGAATCCCCCTTCCAAGCAATATTGTTCAGCTGAATATCCCTACCGTTGCCTGAAAAGTCAATCAGCTTGTCGCCAAACTCTGCGTGGTTCTCGTTGGTGATTCCCTGCTTGATGGTATTACACAGTATATCAGGGTTAAGAGTTCTATCCAAGTTGAAGTAGGCGATTACCTGGTTGATTTGGTCGGTAGTCAGTACCTTGTTGGCGATGATTGTCCAGTACCAAGCTACTTGACTAGTTTCAACTATGCTGTCATTACTAATATATCCAACTACACTAAATTTTGAGGACAAATTAGTATTACTAGAGGCAGAGGCAGTATAATCTGCTTTATCTCCTAATATATTATTTATTACATTAATAGTAGAACCTTGAATATTGTCTTTATACCATCCATATATTCCAGTTTTACCTATTTCACTAATTGCATTTCTACCTACAACAATTCCAAGAGTTCTAATATTATTCGTAGTAATATAATTACTAGGTTTATCAATTTGATGGATCATAGAAATGACAGTGCAAGCCTCTGTTATTCCCATCTCTGATGCAGTCTTAGTGGAAGTAATCAGGTCGTCGATTCCGTCGGTGATGAAGGCGCCATAGTAAGGACTATCTTTATCTGCGTAGCCACTTCCTTCAGTGTAAGCTGCGTTACTAATCACAAACGGATTGTCAGGGTCCACCAAGTTCTTGACAACAGCCCGGTCCGGATCGTCGTTGCTCTTACCATAGCAGATGCAGACGGCTTTCAAGGAGGCTAAGACTTCCGGGTCGATGTAAGGACGCTCGGTACCGGAAGCTCCCGGAACTCCCAACTTAATCGCATTGATGCGGATAGGATCAAGCCCTATCCGGTCAAGCCTAATCGGATTTAATCCTATCGCTCCCATTATTCTTCAGATTCAAAGTATTGAGCCTTGGTTGGCTGCGTTTCACATTCAACCTTGATATATTGTCCGGGTATAAGACCGACAACTGGACGGGCGAAATTCAAAGTAGTGAAATTCCTAGTCTCTACAACGGAGTATTTTTCTCCGTCATAGCTTATATAAACAGCCAGCTTCCCGGATTCTTTAAACTCTAGCTGAAGCCCAATGGTTTCTGAATTTACTTGTATGGGATCGCTTAGGTAACGTTTTTCTGCGATCTGGCTAAATGTAATATCTGTTGATTTCATGATTGTTCCTCCTATTTTTTTGCTGTTATTACTGTATTTCGTAAGAAATTCGGGTACTCTTCCCGCACATCAAAACAAGGACACGCCTTGATATATTCAGCCGGTTCTACTTCACCTGAATCGTCTAGGTCGGGTGAAGTATCACGATGTCCGAGAAGCTCGATGATAGGATACTCTTTGCAAAGCTTGTCAATCAGTTGCCGCAAACTAGCCTTTTGAGCGATCGTTCTTGTGTCTGCGGGCTTTCCGTTTGCATCCAGTCCGCCAACATAACAAATGCCGATCGAGTGCTTGTTATACGATTTACCGGAAAAGCCCTTTGTGTTACAATGTGCTCCGTCAACAGTGAGCGGTCTGCCCTCTTCGATCATTCCGTCCAGGTCGATTACATAATTATAACCGATCTGATTGAATCCCCTTGCTCGGTGCATCCGGTCAATGTCCTTTGCTCGCAAGTCTTGCCCGGCACGTGTTGCCGAGCAGTGAATGATGATTGAGTCTATATCTTCTCTTTTCATATTCTTTCCTTTTATAATATCAATGTTAATACTCCCAACGCCAGACCTACGCAATCGCAGATGATGTCTTTAATTGAAAATTCTGTTTTCTTACAATACTTGTCGTACACTTCCTTCAGGACGAAGATCACGACGGTTATAATGATTGCTAACCATAGTGGCGTATATTTCGATAGCCACATTACCAAGTTCTGGCACACTATAATGTGAGCCATGCCATCTATGCCGATCTTGGATAGAAGCTTGCTGGCTAATGCGCTGATTTTATTTATGTGATTCATCACCCTTTACTTCTTTATTGTTGTTAAGCCTATCAACCAAACTATTAAACTTCCCATTAACATAAATCCCAATCCCAAATATACTGCCAGCATATATCAGACATTGAGCAAAAAACCACAATACACTGTCATGAATCTGACCTAACGGCTCTACAACAAAACCTGCAACGGATAATCCGACTCCAGCAAACAACATTCCCACTGCGGTCCATACTTGTATATCTTCTTTTGTATTCTTTTTCATACTAAACAGGTTAGATAAACGGTCAACAATGAAATTACCTCAATCCAGAACATCGGCTTTCTCTTTATGAAGTCGGAGATGAAGTTACCGGTCCAGTGCTCACTCATGGAGATAGCCATGTACGCAATGAATCCAGCCCATAACAATAACCAATACCAAGAATTGCAACCTACCCATATCTGGGAGAAGATTAAAGACATAGCAGCACCGATACAATGGGCGGTTTTCTGGCTTCCTTTGAAATTGGGAGATACACCCAATACAATCATCCCGACAACCGAAAGGAATACAAGAAACTGGCTGTTTTCCGTACTTGCTTCAAATGCTGCCGGAAGAAGCAATGCACCGGAGCCGATCATGCACAAACCGAACCAAAACTTATGCGTCAGGGCATAGTAGGTGTCACTGATAGAGTAAGGAATTTCCTCCATCTTTTTAATCATTGCAAAGACGTAGCCGGCAATGAGGATGAACGACATTAATACTAGTAGAATCATAGCTTTATCTGTTTATAGTTTATAATACAAAATTGAGTTTCTCCGGATAACCGGTTTTATAATTATAGTAATTAACCTCTTCTTTGCTAAGCAAATTTTTCACGGCTGCAATATGAGCCTGTGTAGTATTGTAGCAATCAAGAGCGTATAATTCTAATTGGTCAAGCATATTTAAAGCGTCATTTACGGGAATTACATACTTCTCCGCATTGTACCACAAAGTAGTATATACCCGACCCGCTTCTTTTTCTATGTTTATTGAGTTGACTAATCCTACACGGGTGTCTTTATCCAGCCATATTTGTTTTCCGTCCAGCGTCAAGGAGTTTACAGCATCCGACTTGTCGTAAGCGTTGATCTCTGCAATCTTCATCTCTTTCAATTCATCAATGGTATACTCATGCTCAACCAATACCGGGTAACCGCTTTCGTTCTCCTTGATTTCCTTTCCGGATGATTGACCGTCAAGCAATTCCTGCCAGTACTCCACCGATATTTCTATTGCTCCTTCTTGTGGTTTATCATAGAAACCATTTTTCCAATATATTTTTCCCATAATATTACCTCCTTATTTCCATCTACCAATTGCAAACCATGTAAAATTCCAGCTAGTCCAAACAATAGCCGGAGTTGAATTTATTCCACGGGTGAGAACTCTACAATATGATGTATATTTACCATTAAGGTCATACCCCGGAGCATATATAAAAGATTCACCTGTATTATTTACTGCTCCAGTGAAATAAATGTTATAATCAGTATTATAGAAACTGGTAGGAAAATACAGATTAATTGCCCCCCCGGTTGCTCCGACTCTTGTCCCCCACTGTATCAAAAGCCCATTATTGAACTTGGCATAACCGTTTGCTCCCAAAGAAACCGTCATAGCGTTCGACAAGTCCGCCTTTGCCAAGTCAGGAATCATGTTTAGCAATTCTACAACTCTATCTCCTGTAAATCCGCTATTATAATCACTCATGCAAACTCTTTTTTAATCACATTAAACGTACTTCCATCTGACAACAAGAAACGTCCTTCAGCAACAGCAAACGCCTGTCTCTTTCCTATCTGTGAGATGGTAGTGGAGACAGATGCCTGTACTCCACTATTAGTTGTCCTAAACACAACAGTCTGTTCCCTATCGAGTCCTTCGTTGGCAACATCGCTTGATGCGCTTGCGGCTCCATTAGGGCCGGGCGTAATGACAATGTTTCCTTCTCCTTCCTTCCAAGGTATAAGTATATCCATTATGCGGCAGTCCAAGAAGTGTTAGACGTAACAGTAACGGAAACAGCTGAACCGTTTTGAGGAATTGTAATTTCTGTTGGGGAAACGGATAGTTTTGCGTCTCCTGCTGCCTGTTTGATCGCAATCTGTGCAGCCTGACCACCGTTTGCGGTTACTTTTAATGTTCTTACAATTTCTTCAATGGTTTCATTTGCCGGAAACTCAAGTTCTATGGAGAATGGAAATTCTGCTGTAGCACCTGGGTCACCTGTAATGTTAGCCGCATTATCTGTCTGTGTTCCATTCGCACTATATTTCGCTGGAATGGTAACATCTGATACGCTACCCGCCCATGCAAAGGTCAGCTTTTGAGAATTAGTCTTACCTTCAACGGTGACAGTCCCGGCAGCTTTGGGCGCTGACATTTCCGCCCCGTTATCAAAAGATGCAAACTCGGATTTAGGAGTTTGAGTTACTTTATAAGTTGCAGGAGTAGATACCCCGACACCCGTTATTGTCACCGTACCGGTTCTAGCTGTACGGCCTGTATGAGCACTTGCACTGTTTGCAATTGTCCCATTTCCGCTTCCAGTTGAAGGGTTTAAATTTAACCAACTAGGCTTTGCCATAATTCAAATCATTAAGTAATTAAACAATAAAATTTTATTCTTTTGTTGCTGTGGTCCATACCACATTTGACAATACATCTACGTTATCTTCAAAGTTATTGGAGGGCATCAGCCAGATGTAATCAGGCTCTACTCTCAAATAAGCATCTTTGCCAACGTCACAGACAATCCCTACCGACACTTTAATTGAACGGCTGGGATTCACAGAGACATTTATCCCAGACAAAGGAAATGTGCTCACCTTTATTCCTTTCGAGGCTTCTATGTTAACCCGTATGCATCCCATATTATACAATTCTTATTCCGGTTGCCGACTTGTCTACCTCCGGTCTTATTCCTCCTTCATAATCAGTGTCAGGAAGATAAGCCGTGGTTTCTATCCAAATTTCTCCCCTCCCTATGATGTTGGTATCAAGGAAACAAGTATAGCTGTTCTCATCATTACGTACCATTTCCGACTTCTTGATCGTCTGGGAATTGAGAGTTACAGAGAACTTGCATTCGAAATCTATGTCATCCATTGTCAAGCCCGAAGGTAGTTCAATAGATACTGCTAATTTTATGATCGTTCCTTTTGCTACCATTGTTTTCAACTTATTTATTCTTCTTGTGATAGAGCATTGCTGACAGCTATTCGATCAATGACACGAGTAAATAACTGCGTATACTTTTTTAGAGATTTAGCTTGTTCAGGGGATATATCAACTTCTCCTTTCCGGAATATATCTTGTGCAATATTAAATTCTCCAAGATCACCTGTATTTTGATAAATCACATTTCCGAATGCTTTAGATACATCGACGGTACTCTTGTTCCCTTCGAGATCGGTTAATTCTATTTTTCGAAAGTCTATTTTCATAATTATTTTGGAAGAAATAAATTATTCACAATATATGGAGCAACACTTGTTTGAATTTCTGCTGTGATAAAAGTTTTAAATCCCCAAGCTTCAATACTATAAGCTTGAGAATTAGGATGGTTATATATTACCCTTTTGGGATAATTTGAGTTATTTACAACTGTAATTTCTTTATACATTGCGGATTCGCATATTCGTAGTACGCTATCCCCGCTACCTTCCATAACAACACAGTCAATTGGTCGACCTGATTCAGGATATTTATGTTCTGAAGTATCAGTGCCATATCCATATACATGCACATAAAAATTAGCACTGTAGTTAGCAGAAACTGTTATTTTAGTCATCTTGTAATGCCCGAATTCGCCACGGCACCATAGGTCAGAAGCGTAAAATCTCCAAGAACGCTTTTCGGTTTCATTGTAGCCCTGTTGATACAAATCACCAGAAATCCAAGTTTTTGAAAAATCAATATTAAGCGAAGATGAAACATTACTTCCAGACCCATCAGAGTTAAAAGAAATCTTACCTTGTATGTTACCTTCATTATCAACAGCTTGCAATTCCTTAAAGGTTCCCGTTGCCCCCTTTAATTTTTTTACTTCAAGAGTTTCAACATCAATAAACTCCGTCTTTATCTTGCCGGCTTCTATGAAAGTCTTTCCGCCTACGGTCATTCCACCGGTTTCAGGTAGGGCTATTTGACCTCCTTTTGTCAATTCAACGGTTGTTACATTATGCTTGATAGCTCCCCCCGTAATCATCCAGCCCTCTGTTTTCTCAAGGTTCCCCACGAATATCCCAGAAGTTCCTAATACATCAATCGTCGCATTTTGAGCAAGAAGGACGTTTGTTGCTATGTTCTCGAACTCGCTGAACTCTTCCCACGAGTTCGAGTCAAAATTGGTTGTAGATGTATGAGTGATTTTACATAACTTGTTCTGACCGTCATAGATTACTGTATCTATGAATGTCTCATTGTTATAATACTCGGTATTGGCTTTCCATACTCCACGGGGACGGAGCATTGCACCGGGTAACCCTGTTTTTCCTTGGCTTCCAGTGATGC